GAACGGGACGGGTTCAGGTTCAAGTCGAAGATGCAACGCCAACGCTACGACGACTTAAAGCTGGCCCAGACCGCTGGCGACGTGATCATGTTTCTGCAAGAGGTTCCATTTCGAATGCCCGGAACTGTTTACTGGGCGGACTTCATGGTCTTCTGGGCTGATGGAAACGTCACGGTCGAAGATGTTAAGGGCGTGGTCACTCCGACGTTTAAAACAAAAAGGCGCATGATGGCGATTCATTACCCTTCTGTAGAGATTATTTGCATCAGATATAAACGCACAAAAAGATAGGCAAGTATGGCGATATTCTGCACGGAACACTTGCACCCGGCTTAAAAAGAGTTTACGATTTAAGCGTTATGGGCGATCTATCTGAAAATTTCAGCCGTAGTGAGTTCTTATGCAGGTGTGGAGCCGAAGGCATCGACCTTACCCTCGTGGAAGTATTGCAGAAAGTACGCGATGAAGTTGGGCCGATGCGAATCAATAGCGCGTTCCGCTGTCCGCCTTGCAATAACGAAGTTGGCGGATCCGAATCATCTTCCCACCTTGTAGGAAAAGCGGTTGATCTACACTGCGACAATTCCCTAAAAAGATATAAGCTCATTAGCAACCTTATCGCGCAAGGAGTCTGCCGTATTGGTATTCGATCAGACTTTATTCACTGCGATATAGATATAAAAAATAAAAGTCCAAATGTTGTTTGGGTTTACCCAACGCATTCTAAATAACTAAAGGAGAAACTAAAATGAAAAAGGTATGGCAATGGATCTGGGATCATCGATACGATGCTCTGACTCTGGGTCTTGGCTATTGCTGGGGCGCAGGGAACATTAGTGGTTGGCTCGCTGGGAAATAAAACAGGAGAACAGTATGGATATAGCTACAATGTTTGAAGGACAGGGATGGTTTGAAATAGCAGGGCAAGTAGTATTGGTATTTACAGCACTCACTGGAGCTTTGCCTGATAAGTTTGTGCAAAAGATTCCTGTGCTAAGTACAGTCTGGCCTATCTTTAACTGGTTGGCTGGTAATGTTTTTAACAACATCAATCACCCAAAAGGAATGGCGGCTGTAGCCGAAGTGGAGAAAGAAATTGATGACGCTAAAGCAAAGGTTCGTGACAGGGCTGGTATGCCTGACGTTCTTGACGGGATGTAGTACGGCTATCTTATCCGAGTTGGCGGCCCCGGTCGCTAATTTCGGATTAGGTTTGTATAACGCTGACACATACTACTCCAAAGAGTGCGCTTGGTACGAAGAGGTTCGGTTGACTCAAGATACTAAGCAGTGGCTACTTCAGAATAATCCGCCAGAGATTGTAAGTCAGGATTTAGCTCAAGTGGCAAAGAACAATGATATTTACAAACAAGTCTGCGATCCCAAAGAGCCGGAAGATCAGGATCCCTTAGATTAGGAGTTGGTGGTATGAAGTCGTTAAAGATCTTGCTCCTTGTTGTTTTGTTTATTCCCTCTCTTGCGTTTGCCGTAGATACGAATACGACCGTGTCCTCAACTGTCACCGGAACCTCTACTGTTACCGGGACAACCACAGTTGATAGAACTCCCAGCACCGCCGCCTCGCCAAACATAATGCTAAACAATCAAGATGTCTGTACTACTGCCATGGCTGGTGCGGCTCAATCTGCGTGGTTTGGTCTTTCTTTTGGTAATACGGTTGTCGATAAGAACTGCGAAAGATTAAAGTTAGCCCGGTCACTCTATGGCATGGGCATGAAGGTCGCATCAGTCAGTCTCTTATGCCAAGACACTAGAGTGTTTCAAGCAATGGAACAGGCGGGGACACCCTGTCCAGTTGATGGCAAACTTGGAGAAGAAGCAAAACAGATATGGGATAAACAACCTCAGAGAAGACCTGATTATGACGAATGGAAAAACAAAAAAGAAAATCAAAAAGTTACTGACCTAGATACACCGCATACAGGTAATACATATTCTAACGGAGAGGTAGAGTGGGATGAGGATTTTTAAACTAACTGTATTTTTAGTTATTCTTCTAGCTCAAAACGCATTTGCAGATACAAAAACAACTGCCGATGTTACTGAAGATTCTGCCGGGGCAGAAACCTCCTGTTCAACAAGATGCACAAATTATAATTTTGATCCAAGAACTGATATTGCTTCAGATGGTGGGGACGACGATGACGTGGTTTATTGGGATCATCATGGCGCGCTTTATCCAAACTACAATTATGGGATTGACACCGAATGGAAGATTACTAATGATGTTAAATCATTTTTAACTGAAGAAGAAATGCTCCAAGGATTTACTATGGATGCCTCTGTCGGATTAAGAGATAGAAATTATGTGGGCGGAGATCCATTCACTATGAAAATTGAGGTTACTGATGGAACCACTACTTATTCGGATCTGGCTTCATTTACAACCAGTGCGGGGCAAGAGTACCAAACAGTAGTCAGTCAACTAATTGTTCCACAAAATACATTAACTTATTCTCTGGCAACATTTGGTTTAATCCTCGATGGAGCGAGCTTGACTGGTGGTTATAATGGGCCGCAAACGAATGCGATTAACCTAACCGCAACGTATGACATTATCAACCAACAAGTTCAAAATACTATTCTAGACTTAGTAACTAACGCAGTGGATGATATTGTTGTTAGCAGTCAGGAGATAATGCAGAATAATGATATGTCTCCGACAACCCCATCTCCTCTGGGGCAGGTTGTCAACGCTAGCGTGGGGACAAATATGCAAATTACTATTGCTACCCCAGCCGGACAACAAATGCTCAATGTCCCTGTAGCAGTAAGTCCGGGGGCTATAACTATATCGGTTCCTAGCACAGCAGGAACAATACAGCCAATAACGATTAATACAGGGATGTCTGCTCCTAGTGCGCCACCTGTAGCCGCACCTCAAGTTGCTAGTGCTGTAGCCGCTGTAGCTAAAATACAAGCAGCACCTTCAACACCAGCACCAGTAGCTCCTAAAGTTTCCGTAGCCCCAGTAGCTAAAAGTGCGCCAACACCAGCAGCACCAGTAAGTAAAAGTACACCAAAAAGTGAGTCTAAAAAGCCACAGAAACCGACAGCGAAACAAGAATCAAAACAAGAAGTAAAACAAACTAACGCATCTAAAGCAAAGGCTGTGCAAGCTATAGTTTCAAGAGTTTTAGAAGTAGTTTCAATGGCTGGAGGAGATGTGGATGGAACTAAATTAGCATTGATGGGCGCACTTGGCGCACCCGGATTTAAGGACTATCAACAGGCGGGTATACCGGATATGCCAATGTACGTTAGTGAGATTCCTTACGATGTCGCGTTGATAGATCCGTTAAGCTCTGTTTATTCTCTGGGCAGTGACCAAATGATGAACGAAATGATCGACTCGCAATATAACTTTGAGAAGTAATTATGGAAGTTGAATACGGTGGAGTAAAAGCAACAGGTGGAAAGCTGTTTATTATCATGTCCTTGTTGGGAACTCTTGGTGGGGGCTTGTGGGGCGGATTCGAATTCTATAAAGATTACATGGATATGAAAGAGCAAATCACATCTTACGTTGCGCCAGACTTATCTGGTTTTGACAAACGATTAGAAGTTATTACTACAGAAGTAACCGGAGTGCAAAGTGCTTTACAGCTTGAGAGGGAAGTGGTTAATACCGAGGTGACAGCGTTGAAGGCAACGGTGGACAGCGAAGTCACAGCGTTGAAAGAAATAATTAATACGGAAATAGTCGCTGTAAAAACGATAGTAGGGGATGCCCAAGCTACGGCGAGAGATATTCGTACTGATATTAAAACTACCGTCAATCAACAACTAGATCAGATTGATGCGATAGATAAACGATCTCGTGCCGACGGCTTGGAGACTAGGCAAGCTATGAGGAACGCAGAGAAAGAGGTGAGAGATTTAATCGCTGACACATCCAAGAGATGGGACGATAAACTGACCAAGGTGGATAGTCAGATAGAGGCGTTGGAAACCAAGCTGGACAAGAAGATAACTAAGGCATTAGAAAATCCACTCGCGGCTATGAGCAAGACGAAATAAAACTATGAGCATGAAGGGCCGCGAGATAGATGAAAAAGACGATAGCTGGTATTACGTTGTTGGCTCTTATAACCGGGGCTGGACACGCGAAGGCACATAAAGGGGAACCCTCCGAGGCAACATTACTGGAGTGGGGAATTGAGGACGGCACAGGAAACCTTATCGCGGTGTTTCCGCATATCGCTTACAAGTACACGGTCGAGCGAATTGCAAAGGGAGATGATTGTCACCATCCGACACCGCCATTGGAGATAAAATGGTTTGCAGGTGACATGGGAAAAGGCGTATGTTATTTTACAATGAAAACACCCGGTTGGGTCAAGTGGGACACCAAGAAGGAGTGGCTCTGGCTGGGGCATAGAACAGGAATCGAATAATGAAACTGGAAGACCTAAAACAGGATCCGGTCAACGCCCGGAAGCACAACCCGCGCAACGTAGCTATGATCGTTGATTCCATACAAGAGCTAGGCTGTGGCAGATCTATTCTTATTGACGAGGATGGAAGAATCCTTGCTGGCAATGCAACCTATGAAGCCTTGGTCGAGGCTGGAATAAGGAAGGTCAGGGTGGTGGAAGGGAACGGCGATGAGATCGTTGCAGTCCAACGTAATGACCTGTCAAAACTTGACAAGGTAAGACTTTCCTTATACGACAACCGTGCATCGGAACTAGCGGAGTGGGACACCGGGGTTCTAGGAAGCCTCCGTTCCCACGCTTTCGACTCCGTCTTTTCCGATATAAATAATATATTTGATGGTATATTTTCAGACAAAGAACTAGCGATCATTTTGGGCGACGACTATGAGCTTACCGGAGAGGACTCGACCGGAGAACTGTGTGGGCGGAAACCTAGTCGAGTGGCTCTAGTCGTTTGCCCGAAGTGTCAGCATGAGTTTAAGCCTAACAACGAGGAGGAGTGATGGGGTACAGCCGGGACAGAGAGCGAGCAGTAAACTACGAGCGCAATAAAATGGTAAAGCAGGGCGGTGACCCTGACTGCGCCAACGTAATTGCTAGGGAACTGGTACGAAGTGACGAAGACAAGGCAAGGCGCAAAGCTGGACGGAAGGCGGGTGGAAAGAGATTAAGGATGTCATTCAGCAAACGCAACGCGGACGATATTCCAGTGCCAAATGATGACGTGAGGTTTTTATGAGCGCAGAGGATTTGATCCCTTATGTTCCGGGCCAGTCAGGTAACCCGGCAGGGCGACCAAGAGGCGCGAAGGATGGGATCGCGGCTTGCGCTAGACGCTTGCTTGCAAAGGATCTTGGCTACGCTGAAATCATTGACAAACTTACAAAGAAAGGTTTTGATATGACCGACAGGCGAGCCTCAAACGTGATCGCAACGGTGGCGGTAGCAAGGGCTCTCACTGGTGACACCAAGGCGATTGAGCTTCTTAACAAATACGAAGAAGATGCTCCCATCGGTTTAGGTGAAAATGAAAAGCCAGTTGTCAACATCACTCTGGTGCAGGCGGAGAACAGAGAGCAGTTGCAGGACGGTAGGAAAGAGGTAACCATCAACGGAGTGACGTTCCCCATCAACGTGAAAAGGAACGGGGCCAATGGACACATATCTAAAGACAGAAATGGTGGAAGCGGAGCAGTGGAATAAACCGGGCGATGTCAAAGAGGCTGGGGTGGTGTCAGCAACCCGCGCCTTGGGTCGGTTAGGCATTAACACTGTACGACCGGGCGACTACATCGTTAAGGGTTACGATATAAAAACCGATAGCCCCGTCTACTACCCAATCCCGAAGGAGGACTTTGAGGGCCAGTGGACGAAAGTAAACAAACCGGAATGGGAAGGCGACTGATGAATGTTTCGACAGACCTTAAAATCCCTGATGTCTTTATGGACTTACTGGAGCCGTATCGTTACAAGGCTTTTGAAGGAGGCCGGGGCTCTGCTAAGTCAATGTCGTTTGCCAAGGTTCTGCTCGCCACAGGAACGTGGACTCCTCTCCGAATTTTGTGCGCTCGTGAAGTGCAAAAGTCAATCACTGAATCTGTTAAGCAACTTCTTGACGATGAAATCACGGCTATGGGATTTGCTGATTACTACACTTCGACCAAGACTGAAATCAAAGG